AAACAATTGCCAACACTTCTCAATTACAGTTTGACCAAGAATTTGGTAACACTTTTTTCGGGACAGGGGACACCTTAATAAATGCAGAGACCCTTATGTCATTGCGATCTAAAGAGCCCCTGCATTTTCGTGAGGGCGGTCTTTTAAAAGTTTACAAAGAAACTGAGCTCAGTCACGAGTACATCATGACCGTTGATGTCTCGAAAGGAAGAGGTCAGGATTACTCTACGTTCAACATTATCGACATTTCGACACGCCCATTTGAACAAGTGGCAGTGTATCGGAACAATTCTATTTCTCCAATACTCTTCCCTAATATTATATATAAGTACGCCAACGTTTACAACACTGCTTACGTAATAATTGAGTCGAATGATGTGGGATCTTTAGTCTGCAATGGATTATATCACGATCTCGAATACGAAAATGTTCATCTAGAATCAGCAATTAAGGCTAATGCAATTGGCGTTGAGATGACGAGAAGGACAAAGAGATTAGGTTGTTCTGGTATTAAAGATTTGTTAGAAGAAAGAAAACTTAATGTTATTGACGAACAAACTATTCTTGAGGCTTCTACTTTTGTTGTAAAGGGACAGTCTTATGAAGCATCGGAAGGTAATCACGATGACCTTATGATGAATTTAGTTATGTTTGGTTATTTTGTAACTTCTCAAGAGTTTCTTAATATGACAGATATTAATTTGAAAGAATTAATGTTTAAACAAAGAATGAAAGAAATAGAAGATGATATTGTTCCTTTTGGTTTTATCGATGATGGTACGGATGCAATTGAAGAAATTGTAAGTCAAGAAGAAATGGATCGAGGCAACTGGCAAATTTTATACGAGCCTAACATTTGACTTTTTATAAATAAAATTATTGAAATATCTCCGTATTATGTTTTCTTATCATAGGTAAAACGAAAAAAGGACACGATTATGGCTAATCAATTCGCGTCCCCAAATATTACAGTTAAAGAAATTGACCTTTCGGGAGTAGTTCCAGCGGTCGATACTTCAACTGGAGCATTTGTGGGGAACTTTAATTGGGGACCCGTAGAACAACCTGTACTAATCGCCAACGAGGCGAAGCTTGCGGAAGTTTTTGGGGCACCGAATTTAGTTAGTGACACAACTTCTATAGACTTTTTAACTGCCGCATATTTTCTAAAATATGCTAGCACGCTTTACGTTGTTCGTACTCAGGAAGACGCTCTTAACGCAGCGATTTCAGGTGCGGAAGGTGGTGTTGCTGCAGTAACAATAAGCGGAACAAACGACAATTACACCGATACTCCAAGTATCAGTTTCTCCGGTGGTGGAGGATCTGGTGCTACGGCATTTGCAACAATGGAAATTGAAAGCATTGTTGTGGGTGCTGCAGGTGGTCTTGGTTATGCAGTTAATGACACATTTCAAATTGACATCGGTACGGGAACTAACGCTGTAGGTAGAGTTGATACAGTAACCGCCGGTGGTGTTGTCACTGCAATTACACTTTTGTCAAGTGGTTCATTTACTGGTACACTAGATGCACTAACTAATCATGCAACAATTCTTACTGACGGTAGTGGTGACAATAATCTTCAGGTAACTGCTACAGTAGCAATTAAATCAATCACAATAACTGATACCGGATCAGGTTATACTTCTGCTCCGACTGCTACAGAATCAGAAGGTGGTAATGCAACGCTTACAGTAGTATTTAACACGGACGGTGTTCTTGTTAAAAATGAAGCAGCATTCGATACTTTGAAGTCTGGTTTAGGTACTGAACAGATTATTGCAAAATATCCGGGTACTGCTGGTAACAGTTTGCAAATTTCTTTTTGTCCAGCTTCTGGTGGTGACACTGCCTTTAATGCTTGGACAGTTGGGACTACTAACGTTTACGAAGAATTTGATGCTGCCCCCAGCACATCAAGTTACGTATCAAATTTAGGTGGAACCAATGATGAAGTTCACGTTGCTGTAATTGATGAAGATGGTGTTTTTACTGGGGTGCCAGGAACAGTCCTTGAAACGTTTGCCTATGCTTCTCTTGCGGGAGATGCTAAAACATCAGACGGAAGTTCAAACTACGTATTAGACGTTTTAAATGCAAAATCTAATTATGTTTGGGCAGCAGATGTTGTCAACTTTACAGAGTTAGGAGATGCTTCTTCTGGGTTTGTGCAATCAACCACTACGGTACAAACTTTTTCACTTTCTGGTGGAGTTGCGTCAAATGTATTAGATCCGGGTGACATTGATACTGGATTTGATTCTTTTGAAGATCCTGAAACAATCACGGTTGATTTTTTGATTGCTCCCGGAATGACATCTACTGTAGATCAAACTGCAGTGGTTACCAATCTTGAAGGTATTGCAAGAGGTTTAAGAAAAGATTGTGTTGTGGTTGCTTCTCCTTCGCGTGACGATGTATTAAATCAATCAACTGTTAGCAATATTGCAGATGCGATTGAAGCATTTTCTAATAGTTTAACCTCGTCAAGTTATCTTGTGTTAGATAATAACTATCTAAAAGTTTACGACAAGTATAACGATGCATATGTCTTCATTCCCGCAAGCAGTTCTACTGCTGGGTTAATGGCATTGACAGATCAAAATGCTGCACCTTGGTTCTCACCCGCTGGACAGAGACGAGGTCTTTATCTTGGGGTTACTTCTCTTGCTTGGAATGCAGCAAGAGAATATCGTGATCAACTTTATAAAGTTGGAGTCAACCCGGTAGTTAATTTACCTGGCCAAGGTATTCTTCTTTATGGGGACAAGACCAAAGAGGCACGTCCAAGTGCTTTCGATAGAATTAACGTTCGTAGACTTTTCTTGTTGATTGAAAGATCAATTAAACAAGCAGCGTCTAATGTTTTGTTTGAATTCAATGATGAATTTACTCGTGCAGAGTTTGTTAACATCGTTGAACCGTTTTTGAGAGAAATTCAAGGTCGAAGAGGTATTACGGACTTTCGTGTAGTTTGTGATGAAACAAACAACACTGCTGCTGTAATTGACGCTAATCGATTTATTGCCTCAATCTTCATCAAGCCTGCACGTTCTATTAACTTCATCACATTGAATTTTGTGGCGGTTAGAACAGGCGTAGACTTTGAAGAAGTAGTAGGCAGGGTCTAAGCATAAGGAGAAAATAAATGGCAATCTTAGGAGTCGATGACTTTAAATCAAAACTGAGAGGCGGTGGTGCTAGACCTAATTTGTTCAAGGCAACCATCAACTTTCCAGTTTATGCAGGGGGAGATGTCGAACTGACATCTTTCCTTTGTAAAGCTGCAGCTTTGCCTGCAAGTTCCACAGGAGTTCTAACAGTACCTTTCCGTGGTCGCCAACTTAAAATTGCTGGGGATCGAGTTTTTGAAGATTGGACTGTTACTATCATTAACGATACTGATTTTGCAATCAGAGATCCTATGGAAAGATGGTTAAACGGTATTAACTCACATTCTGCAAATACAGGATTTACTAATCCCGTTGATTATCAGGCAGATTTAGTTGTAGAACAGTTAGATCGTGATTCAAACATCTTAAAGAGATACAACTTTCGTGGTTGTTTCCCAACTGCTGTCACTGCAATCACTGTAGATTATGATACTGTCGATGCATTAGAAACCTTTGATGTTACTTTTGCAATTCAATATTGGGAATCTAATACGACAAGTTAAAACCTTTCTAAATAATAGGGAGTCGTATGGCTCCCTTTATTTAATTTTAGGAAAAATTCATGGCTGATGATACTATTTTAAAACTTTTTGGTTTCGAACTCAAAAGAAAGACCAAGGAGGAGAAAAAATTACTGTCCATTGTACCTCCAACCGATCCGGATGGGGCTGGTTATGTTACCACGGTAGCAGGACATTATGGTCATTATGTTAACCTAGATGGTGACATAAGCGCAAAAGATAATCATCAGTTAATTTCTAGATATCGTGGAGTTGCTACTAATCCAGAAGTAGACATGGCGATTGAAGAAATTATTAACGAAGCAATTTCTGCTTCAGAATTAGAATCTACTATTGATCTTTCTTTAGATAAAGTTGAAGCACCTGATCGTGTTAAAAAATTAATGGTAGAAGAATTTGAAAACATTGTCGGAATGTTAAATTTTAACGAAATGGGTCATGATATTTTTAAATCATGGT